ATTGGCCCGTCTTCATAACCGCCAGTGGGCATCGGACGCGTAGCCGGAAGCGGCAGCGCTAAACGCTCTGGATTAAGCAACGCCATTCGACGCGCTTCAAAACTGAGCGGTACGCCGTTGTTCCTCATCCAGTCAAACGTCAACGGACTAACTCCACTGCCCATGAGCGGGCCTTGCGGGGCATCGCCGCGCAACGAAGCAATTAGTGCGCTTTTGTAGCCTTCCGCCATTAGATGATTCCACCCAACTCAGTCATCATGTGCGCGGATGTAAAGATTGTCCCTGACAGGCCACGCACGCGCATACGCAGCGAGCCATAGTAGCCAAGTCCAGTTGTGCCAATCCACGCCTGATAACTATTGTTGCTGCCCACCCAACGCGCCACGTTCCAGTTCGACTGGTTCCAGCGCGAATCCACTGTTTCCGAAAACGACGGCGAACCTGCCGTGTTTGCAAACGTAAACTGCGTATTGACCTGCACCTTGACCGAAGGTGCTGCTGGCGCAATAAAAATTGGTCGCGCCAAACCAAACTTTTTCAACTGTGCAGGCGTGTCAAACGCATTAAATGCAGTCTGCACATCGCCTTCGATAGCGTTTGCGCCGCTGCCATCTGTTTCGACGCCGTCCGCCGTACCAAACAATCCACGCGCTACGCGGCCATCTTCGGTGCCAAAGTACAACTGCCCATTAAGCAATGCACAGCACGCCATTAACATACCGGAAAACGTACACCACGAACCCGTGTTGACGTTCATTGCAAACTGCTGATACACGCCCGCGTTTTCGGGAAGTTTGATGACCAACACGTCTGAATCAGGTACGACAAACACGTCCCACGACAGTTCGTCTTTAAGCTGCGAAACAAGCGGAACCAAAACGGATTGAATTTTTTGCGATGGCCCAGGCTGAATTTCGCTGAACTGTCCATTAACCAAGCGCGACACAGGCACAAGCCCCAGCGTCGACACAATCATTACGTCGCCGCCATAGCCTGTGAAAAAGCGGCCATAAGTCGGCACGGGGCCAACATACCAAACGCCTTGCAGCCTGAAGGTTGCAGCGTCGGACGGATCAGTGCCTTGCCATACGCCTACGTCGCCTTGCGAACCAACCACCACTAGGTGGTCATCGACGCCCACGCCCGCATCAAGCGTCCAGTTAATTAAGCCGCGCACAAAGCCGCCGTTGCGTAACAGCGAACCCATTTCAAAGGACACTGCCGTGCCAGTAATAGCATCGACCGTGTCCAAGTACCACACTTTGGAACTTTCTTTTTCGGTAAACCACACGCGCCGCTTCCATACCGCAACCGAAGTAAGGTCAGTCGGCAAGTTAGTCGGCGTCTGATTTACCCAGCCGTTTGTTGTGTCGTACGTCCAGTAACCCGCGCCAGGCGACACGGCGAGCAAAAACATGTCCGCGTTGGTCGAAAACTGCGTGACAGACCATTGGTCGTTTTCAGACGACGTGCCGGTCACGACCTGCACAGGCGTGCTGCCTGTTACGTCGTAGATGTTGCCACCGGCTGCAGCAAAAATTTTGTTGTCTGTCGGGTCAGGCGCGTTGAACGTAAAAATAGATTTAATTGGCAACGACACTGTTGATGTCGTGTACTTCCAGCCTTTTCGTAACTGAACGCCCGTCTGCGTCGGGATAAAGTTATCCAGTACCAACGCGTCGTTGGGCGACATGTTGCTAATAGGGTCGCGATAGTTTAGTCCGCCCGTTGGGGCAGGCATGATGAATGGCTGCGCTACACGCGCAGCCGCCGATACTCTCGGCTGCTTAAATTGCTTGACAGGCACTAAAGGCATTAGGAGCCGTACCCCGTGTCAGGCGTGTTAGTCAACGGTTGGATGTACGGAAAACGCGACATGCGCACCATCGAAAGCACGTTCGCGCCTTTTTCGTTGCCCTTGCGATTTTCGTAGTTGACTTGGAAGTCGCGCATCGCGGACGACGAATCAAGCCCCTTAATTTCCAGCCATTTAACGCGAGTCAGCAACGTCGTCAGGTACGAATCCAACAGAATTACGTCACCGTTTTTAGTTGCCCGATTCTTGTACAGCGAAGCGTTATCCTGATCGCGCACCCAAGCGACCGACTGGTAATAAAACGTCAGAGTCTGGGTGGACGTGGGTGGCGACAAGATATAGATTTGATTGTCGCGCACCTGCCAGTAAAACGACAAGGTGGGCAGCGTCTGCCGAATTAGCAGCTGCTGCCACATCTGCGGGCTGACCGGCCCAATAGCCGGCCACTGCATCGTGCTATTCCACTGCGTCTGGTCAAGGAACGAATAAAAGTCTTCGGGCAAATCGAAGGCTTTTTCAGACTGCCCAGGCGAGTCCGCCGTGATGCTAATCGAATACGGCTTTGTCAGTTCCTGCCAGTCAGCAATCGACAACAAGTCAATGCCGGCCAAGTTAACGGCCTGCACCATTTGTTGCACAGCAGGGTCAGTGTCACCCGCTGGATCAGCGGGGGTGGGAAAACCTACCAGACCCGCGACGTTTTGGACGATTGCAGAAAGGGTTGAATCGTCGATGATCTGGTAGGCCATTCCTTTTATTACTCCTCAGACTGTTTGGACTTACCCTTGGAGTTCATCAACTTTGTCAGGGCTTCAATCTGCGCCTGCATCTCTTCAATCTTTGCGTCACGCTCTTTCAATTCAGCGTTCATCTTTTCAATCGGCGCGTTGCCTTTGGCAAACTCAATAAACGCTTTTGCCGCACGCTTGTCTTCTTGAAACCCAAAGAACTTCTGTCCGACCGCATCTGCCGCTTCGGCCAACTGTTCGACGGTGTGAATGTTGAAGAACTTGTATTCTTCCACTTTTGCGGGCGTCATCTTAGGCAACGACGCAAGCGGCGTACCTTCGATGACGTTGCCCGCCCCCGCCTTCCACTTAGCGTACTTGTCGGCAAAACGTCGCTCATCAATCGAATCAACCGGACGTTCCACAATACTTAGCTTGTCGCCAGGCACCATGATCCGGATGTAATCGACTTCTTTGTAAATCGCTCGCCCTTCCTGCTCGCTCAAACCAGTCATCAATTTAGGCTTGCGAAAAAACTGCAAAAACAAACGGCTGTCCCCTTCAAACCTCGACTCATCCAGTCCAGGCGCATCAGGGACGTTGCTCCAATCGGTCGGCAATGTGGCGGTGTTCACTTGCATAGAATTTTCCTTTTAGTAGTTAAAAAAGGACAGCGCGGGGGTTAGCCCGCGCCGTCCGGTTGCTGCTATTACAGCGTTGCGCCGACAGAGGGATACGAGAAAATCGCATCCGCGTTCGTCGCAGCTTCGCCGCCCGTGGCCGTGCCAAGCACGATACCCACAACGGCTTCGGCACCTGCAGTGCCGTCGTCATCAACCGCACCTGCAGTCGCAGTGCTGTTAAGACGGGTTCCCTTTGCGGCAGAAGCAAGCGTACGAAGGCTGCCCTTGCCGTAAACCTGAAACCAGCCATACTCGTTGTCCGCCAACGCAGCCTGCGCGGCACCGCAACGCGAGCCGTGACCGGCAGCGCCAGGCGCCGTGGTCGTGGTGCTGGCCAGCGCGAAGTCAAAGCCAGTCTCCTCAACGCACAGGTAGCCCGCGCCCGTCACCGCACCCTTGGCGCGGCCATAGACAAACTCCTGATAACCATTAGACGGATCGTCATATCCGCCCACCGTGCCAAGGCGAAAAGCCGGAACGGACGAAGCGCCCGTTACGTCTGCCTTGCTCAAACCAATTACTGCTGAAGCCATAATCTTGTCTCCTTAAAAAAGCCTTGGTAGGGAGGGGTTCACCCACCTACCAAGGCAAGGTGAACCCCCACCACGGGGCCATTAGTCCTGAATGCGACCCTGGAACTGCGCACCACGGCAGGTCAAGTTGCCGGCCCAAGCCAGAATCTGCACTTCCGCGTCCTGATTGATCGCGTAGCGGCGGTTCGGGCTGAGTGCAACCATGTTGCGGTCACGGTGCGGACGCATCGAAATGTACTTCGTGTTGAGCATAAAGCCGGTCGACGACGGGATGTAACCGCCGATACCGCCATCAAGCACCACATCCGCATCCATGAACTTCACGGTCGGAAAACCAAGCGAGCCGGTTGACGGATCGGTGAAGCGCTGCTGCGCCTGCAACGACGCCATGTAGTACGACCAGTAGGTGTTGTCGAGGATGACGAGGTCGGGACGATCCGAGCCACGCACCAACGACGCCCACAACGCGTTCAAGCCAGCCTGAATCGTGGTCGAGCCAGGGGTCGGCGAACCAGCAGCAGCCGAGAAGTCATACAACTTAGAACGCCAGAACGCCCAAGTCGCACGATCAATGCCGCCGTAGGTGCCGGTGGTCGGGTCAGACGGAACAGCGGCGTTCAAGCCGGTCACTTCTTTACCGCCCGAGCCGGTGCCGTCGCTGTACACAGACTCAGCGAGCTTGTTAGCCATCGTAGCTTCGGCCACGTTGATGCGGGCCTCAAGCAAGTCGATGAACGCCTCACGACCGCTGTTCTGCAACATCTCCAAGCCGCTCATCACGACAGGGCAGGCAAGCTGCTTGATGTTGAACTCAGCGGCGCTAATCACGTCCTGCGCCGCCACCGGCAACAGGTCATAGCCACTGTAGAAACCGGCGTTGCCGTTTTCGGCAAACGACAGTTCCTCAAGGATGACGTTTCCGCCCCCGAAAGGCTTCACATTGCCTCGCTCATTAAGCTTGGCAAGAAGGGCGTTGTTCTTAGTGACGT